TCGATAGTGTAATTATCACCCATAGACCTGTTGCACTTGGCACAAATAGGACGAAGGTTGTCAATATCAAGTGTTCCTCCTTTGCTTTCAGGTACCCGATGCCCAGTTTCAAAGTTAAACACGTTTATCATAGTTTCACACCATGTGACGAGGCATTTATGTTCATATTTTTTACCTATATAAGTATTCCATACTTGTTCGCGAAGGGCTTTAGGTATCTTAGCTTTCATTATTTCTTAAAGTTATAGTCTTTTTAAGCCAGAACGCTTAAAAAGAATACACCAGGTGGGGTTCGAACCCACGCGGACAAAAGTCCACCAGATCTTAAGTCTGGCTCCTTAGACCAACTCGGACACTGGTGTTTCCGCCGCTCCCAGCAGGGTTCGAACCTGCGACATTGAGGTTAACAGCCTCACGCTCTACCGTCTGAGCTATAGGAGCAGAATGAAAAGGAGGTGGCCAACCTCACGGGATAGCTGCAGTTCTATCCCCTTTTCAAGCCGTTTTTAACGAGGTGGCACCCCCTCGAGGCCTGTTTGGCGATGTGCCTGAGAGAGCCTACCCCCTCTGACTTGTGTGATTCGAACACACGACCAGCGGAACTACAGTCCGATGCGCTACCACTGCGCCAAAGTCAGGCGGGAACCGTAGGTTCCCGGCGGGGCCGAACGGCCCCTGAGCCTTTTAGGGACTTGCTCAGGTCCAGGTAACCTCGGCGGGGCTCGAACCCGCGACGTCCAGCTCTCTTCGAGTCGAGGTGCGTTGCACACTCTCATAAGACTGGCACTCTAACCAACTGAGTTACGAGGTCATGGTATAAATCTTTTTAGCTCCCTGAAGTCGAGTCCTGCATCCCGGGCAAGTCTGCTTATTGACCGTACGTACCCAACACGGCTCGCAGATGACATGGCCACACGGGTCAAAGAATAAGTCAATATGACGGTCCATGCAAACAAAGCAAGTAAAACGAGCGTACCTTTCAGAGTTGGTATCCTTGAGCACCTTCTTCATCGCTGCAACCTTCCCCTTCGCCACCCCACATTGTTGTGCCAAGGCATCGATGCCTTCTTCGGTCACTTGTTGTTCTATCATATCAGAGAGCTTCGCCTTTAAGCCTTGAGAACTGACGTTTTCTAGAACCATTTTCAAAGTATTGATTTCTTCACGTTTATCATTGAGCTCATGAACCTTTTGAGCAAAGTCCACTTGAGCACTTGCAAATTTTGTCTTGAAATTGCCCAGTTCCTTTTCAAACTCGATCCATTCATCAGTGAGTTCATACGGAACAGACAGGATAGGTTCAGGTTCAGAACGCATCATAGACGCAAGGACGTTCTGCGCATCAATAGCGTCTATATAGGCAAAGTTCATATGCTTTACTAAATAAAAATATCCTTAAGTATAAATGTTGGAAGACATCATCACCCTTATTCTCGGATTTTCCCTCGTGCTTCTGGGTCTTGAGCCGCTCGTGTTTGACGTCCCATCTCGCCACAACCCCACGATTGTTATCAAGTCGACCCTCATGGTCATGGGTGGCCTGTTTCTCATGTACTACTGGAACCTAAACACGAAAGCCAACTACGCGCCTTAGGCTTCTTTGGCTCCTCCATGGTATACAAAGCCCAGATGATATCAGAGGGTGTGAATTTTGATCCTAAAATCAAAGCCTCCAGTTCTGGCCGAGTCAAGGTCCATGGCTTCATGGTGGGCAAAATCTCCAGAACGTTTTCCTCTGAAGCAATTTTGTCTGCATATTCCTTCAACATCATCTCTCGAGCCATGTCGAGAATTTCAGATATCGAAGCCTTTGGATACAGGTCGCGCAAAGTTTTAATAAGCTCGGCCATTTATTTTGTCCAACTATATTAAATAATGGGATCTGACGGCCCTATACCTCTCACGTTCTTTGTTCTCTTTATGGGAATACTTGTAGCTCTTAGCATCTCAAAATTCATTGATGCTCGCAAGCCGGGTCAGCCTGGCGGGCAGATGCTTTTTGCTACTCTGTACATGATATGCGCTATAGTGATGCTCGTATATAAGTTGAATAACTAAGAAAAATCGTTTCGCTGAAAGGTCTGGGTGTGTCCCAAGCTTTTCATCAATTCGATAAAGTCCCAGGGTCAAGGATATTGACCTTGGGGCTTTCGCCCGTTTTTTGTTTCGCATTTCGCAAATAATAAGAACCAACGTCTAGTTGGAGAAGGCAAGGCCACCCATGCCAGACTGGATGCGCAGAATGTTGTAGTTCACTGCGAACATCTTCTGCAGGGTGGTGGTGTAACCGCTCTTCATGTTGATAGCCACCTGGGCGTTATCAATGCGAGAGAAGTTGCACGTGCCGGTGGGCTGGTGCTCCTCGGGCTGCAGCGCGAAGGAATACACGTAGATGCCCGGGTAGGGAGTTCCGGAGTGGTACACATACGGCTGGTACTGGTTGAAGTACTTGCCGATCTGCTCCTTGAAACGGTCCTGGCCGTTGAGCACAACCTTGAAGTTGTACAGAGGGCCGACCTCCTGGCCAAAGAGGGCCGAGTTAAAGGGGAAAGCAGTCGTGTTAGATGTGTTAACGTTGGAAAGGTTAGCCGTGAAGCCGGCGACGCTACCACCAATCGGAACAGCGGTACCCTCCTCAACCCAGAAGACGTTGGAAGCGGAGGCGGTCGTCGCGCTGTTATAAAACAGACGCGGGCAGCCAGCCTCATGGGCCATAATGCCAGCCTGGAACAGGGGCGAGGTCTGTACCGTTACATTCACGTTCTGGCACGACGTGGAGAAGTTCCACAGAGCGTTGGTCTGGGTCGACGAGTTGTTGACATAGCACCAGATCAGCTCCTTCACCGGGTGGTTGTAGGACAGACGGATGGTCTGGGCGCCCGGGTTGCCAGAGGCGGTGATGGAGTCACCGCCAGTGTGCTGCACCTGCTCGATCAGGTACTCGTGGCCCTTCTGGGCGAAGCGGCGGCGCTCCTCAGTGTCCAGGTACACGTAGTTGGCCCACACCTCGAACACCGGGCTGGAGGAGCCGAAATAGCTGGTGAAATAAGAAGTCAGGTCGAAATCAAGGCGAACCTCGTGGTACTGCAGGGCAATCAGGGGCAGGAAGAGGCCGGGGTTGCGGTTGAAGAAGAACAGCAGAGGCAGGTACACGTAGTTGCGGTTGGTGCCATCGGAGATGGGGCTGGGGGAGGAGGTCAGCTTGCCATAGTTGATCTTGTCAGACTCCGACAGGAACACCTCGGCATACAGACGGAACCAGGTCTGGTAGTGCTTGTCAATGCGCTGGCCGCCGATGGTCAGCTCAATGTCAGCCACGGAGCGCTCAGCCACCCAGCACATGTCGTAGCCAACGTTGTTGGAGGTCAGCTGCAGAGAGCTTCCCGTGGCATTGCCAGAGTTGGGGACCAGGGCAATGTACATGTCGCCGACCAGATCGCCGTTGCGGGCAATGGTCACGGACACACGGCCGCTGTTCGAGGGGGTGCCGTTCACCGTCTGCTGGATGTTCTCCATCGCAAAGTTGGTGTGGCGCTTGTACACCGCCTGGAAAAAGGTCACCTTGGGCTGACCCGTAAGATAAACGTCCTGAGCGCCATAGGCAACAAGCTGCATAAGTCCTCCCGCCATTTTGTACTATGTTCCAAGAAAATAATTTCAGACTTAGTTCGAAAATACGAGGCCTCCCATTCCTGATGCAATCTTCAGGACATTGTAATTGACAGCAAACATTTGCTGGAGGAGAGTGGATGGCATACCCGTCTTGAGGTAGACCGCCACCTGAGCCTGGTCGATGCGCGAAAAGTTGCATGTACCGCTCGGCTGGATTTCCTCTGGCTTGAGACCAAAAGAATACACATAAATGCCTGGATAAGGAGACCCTGAATGATACTGATAAGGCTGATACTGGTTAAAGTACTTGCCAAACTGGGGAACGAAACGGTCCGTGCCGTTCAGAAGAATCTTAAACTGGTGGAGAGGACCAACCTCCTGGCCATATGTTACGTTAGCCGTGCCGTACTGGGGAAGACCTGCCTCGACCCAGAAGACGTTTCCGGCCAGAACGTTCGACTGGAAAGTTATGGTGTTGGCAGTCAGGTTGCTGGTGCTGACAAAGACATTTGCAGCAAAAGAAAGAGGCACTGAAAGAACAGATGGAACGTACATAACGGGGGAACCTGTCCAGTTGGTATTGAGGTAACTGCTTCCCTGGGCTATCTTGTTATTATCAATAGTCACATTCACGTTCGACACACTTGATGAAAAGTTCCACATGGCGTTGAAATTCGTGGTCGGGCTGGGGTTCTGGTAGCACCAGATGAGCTCCTTGACTGGGTGGTTGTACTGGAGGCGGACCAGGGTCGGGGCATTCTCGTTTGTTCCCTGGATCGGGTCCCCAGCAATGTGCTGGACCTGTTCGATAAGGTACTCGTGAGAACCCTTGGCGTAACGGTCACGCTCAGCGGTATCCAGATACACATAATTGGCCCAGACTGCTGGCGGATTTGTGCCGAAATAGTTGGTGTAATAAGGAGTCAGGGTGAAATCGATGCGAACCTCGTGGTACTGCAGGGCAATGAGTGGCAGGAAAAGTCCAGGGTTGCGGTTG